GTTGCTCTCTTAAATACTTTTGATTTTGGTTTTACATTTACTTTCTTCCAAGTAACTGTCAATACAGCAGCACCAGAGGCAGTGTCCAAACCAGATAAGGTTACAGTTCTACCACTGACAGTAAGTTTTTGATCTGTTAGATTCTCAGTTTTACCAGTCGTCTTGAATGTGAGGTTATAATCTTCTTCATCAAATGGTTCAAGAGTCAAATCAGCATCAGTTTCTAACGTTCCACTAAACGCATTACTTGAAACAGTAACGTCATAAGATTTTTTGAAGATGACATCTGCACCATTTAGATCAACAGAGGCAACATTAGGTTTAGTCAACTCACTGAATAAGAAAGCAGATGAGTTATTCTTAACTTCTAATGTTACTTTGAATAGATCGTTTGCAGATACCTGTGATGTAGGTAATGCACCAGAACAAACATTCTCAACGTCTGTGGTTGCCTCAAGACTAATTGCGATTGCACTTGTACCAGTAACTCTGTTAAATGTAGGAACACTATTACCAGCAATACTGTACTGAATGATATCTCCAGTCTTGATACCAGAATTTGCAAAACTGGCACTAGGAGATGATATTGTAGATGCTCCACCAACTGCTGCACTCACAGTAAACTGAGTTGCAACAGGAGCGATCAGATGCCCAAGATTAAGAATAGGATCAGCTGTGAATGGATAGTTTGTAGGATCGTTACTAACAATCTGTTTGATATCCTCTACGCCATAATCTTCTACCTCTGTGACACTTCTATTTGATGTCACACCATTGAAGAATAATTCTTCACCAACTTGGAATTGTCCGTTAACCTGATATAAGGTCAACTGTGTAGAATTATTTGCTGAAGTATATGCGTATCCTGTAGCGTTACTATTTTGACCAGTAACATAGGTTGGACATTGTACAGTCGTTCCAGTATTTAATTGCAGATATGTGAACGTCTGAATGTCATACAGAGATGTCTCAAATACTGTAGAAGAGTCGGCATAACCAACATTCTTCAATTTCATATCATAAACTCTGGCAACACCAATCTGTTCACCGTTTGATGTACCAACAGTAGATGTTCTTTCGTTGAATAGTTTTACATAAGAACTTGTACTGATACCGATGAGTGGAGAACCATAAACATTATTAACTTCAATCTGTCTACCAACACTAAAAGGCAAAGACTCATTTACAATCTTTGCAGTTTCTCTTGGTTTAGGAACATCAACAGTGGTTGTATTGAGTGTTTCAATCTCGTATCCCTTGACATATGCCTTGCCAGGTCCGATGGATAAACACATCAAATCCTCAGTAGGAACATTACCCTGCTGAGTTAATTGATTGGAATAAAATGCACCATCATTTCCTACTCTGTTATTAAGACATTCTTTTGATACTAGAGGGAATGGTTTTACATAATAGTGACCAGACTCATCATATGTTCTTCTTGCAAGTTCGTCACGAATTAAGTTGTAATTATCTGCACCAGCTTTTACAAATTTTTTGAGAACACCGTTCTCAATTCTCATCAACTCTACAAAGTTTTCATCATTCAAGTCTGTAAGAGACTTTTTAATTAAAGTTGTAGAGAGTTTAAATCTATCAGCACCAGGCGCTGCAAAGTTTGAGAATCCTCTTGCATTATCATACAGGTCATTATCAGAAGCAGAAGCAGTTACAAGTTCTTCTTTAATTAAAAGACCAACTCTGTATGAAGGTGTATTGCTATATTGATCTAGGATAACTGTACTATCAGCAACAGTTACAAAGAAACCTCTGAGGAAATAAACACCCTGAGCAATCTTTGCTGCAGCACCAGTTGCAACTGCATTTGAAATAAGTGTTGTTGCAAAACTAGCACCCTGTCTAATACTAGACAGAGAATAGTTCATATCCTCTTCTAGTAATAAATTTTCTCCGTCTGCAAAAGTCTTTCTTGAGAAATCAGTATCACTAGAACTATTGTATTTGATATAAAGGGTATATGCACCTTTGACTGATGTTCTATTTGTAATATAAGTTTCTACCTTAGCAGTAACACCACTTGTCTCACCTTTAATTTTCTTTCCTATCAAGTTCTCCAGATAAGCAGAAACAGGAATACCTAAGTGACTGTCATCAATCTGTACACAAGTATATTCTGAATCATAGGCAATCTGGCCTGGAATGACAACAGATCCTTCTTTGAAGAAGTGCTTACCAAATTTTTCAACCTGATTCTGTAGAATAGATTGAAGTGTTGTGAGTTCCCTAGACTGTACAGGTAAGCCTGGTTTGAATAGTACCCTTTGATAGTTTTTTAACTCATTAAAATCATCAAAGTATGGAGATGAATTTAAGTTAGTATTTTGTGGCATTTGTCTTTAGAACTCCAGTACTATCTTGATGTCTTCCTTCTGACTTGCAGATCTAGGAATCGCAGTTCGATTATCAATATAGATTATTTCACCCGATTTGGTATTGAATTCCGCTGATGATATACCAGAAGTGAAACTCATACCTAATTGGTAGGTCTTATTATTTATTGAGGTACTGACACCGTTATAATTGGTATCAATGGATAATAACGATCCAGAAACAGATGATCCATTAATCGTAACTCCATAGCCTGCATCAGGAGTAGAAGTAAATGGAATAATCTTGTATCCAGTTTCACTAGAAGCAAGACCCATTGGTTGATAATACTTCAACACTCCTGTAACTTTATCCCAAGATGCAACATATCCAATCGCAGTAGATCCCACACCAACTGTCTGTGTAATCTCGGAGTCAACGGCATAGGTTGTTGCAGTAGTAATACCACCAAGTTTCAAAGCTTTTAATCCACTCACCATGGCAGTGTCTAGTAATTCTGTGTTACTACCAAATACAGTGGGATTCTTTATCAATCCAACCCTAGCAAAATCGTTACCTTCAATAATATCAGGGTTAGTTTCGAGAGTTTCAAATCTAGAATAAAGTAGAGCTCTGTATGCTCCTAATTCTCTATAAACGTCATATCCATGTCCACCCTTCGGAGGAATGATGACACTAAAGTTTGCTACCGATGTCGTTCCGATACCTGTATTGGTAAGGTTAGCAAGTACTCCGCCAGACTCACTGCCTGGAGCGCCTGGGAAAAACTGGATGGATCCATGAGTGTATCCTTGTCCTCCGTCAGTAACAAATACTTCAGATACTTTTCCGAAAGAGTCAATCGTAATAGTAGCTTTTCCTCCTGACCCATCTCCCAGAATGGGAACATTCGCAAATGAGGTTGAGATTGGTTGGTAGTTAGAACCTCTATCATTAACCACAACCACTTCAATCTTTCCATCTATAGCGTTTGCCTTAGTAGCAACAGTCTCGCCTTGGTTACCCCAGTTTTCGGGCACTGGTATGTATTCAATAGAGTCAAATTTAACAATTTCACTAGGTTTAATCGTGTAAAGGTATTTCCAAACATAACCATCGCCACTAGTGCCAGCTGCTCTTGGCTCAAGGTCAACAAATGTGGGTTGGTCATATGATGGCCTACCCTTCGGGTTCTCTGGGTCTGATCCATTTTGTAGACAGATGTAAACTTTCAGGTCTTCATTAACAACATAATAATTAGCATCGTACAGACTACCTTGACTAGTAATAGGTGTTAAATTATAGATGTTATAATCATGTCTATACATTTCATATGTAGTACCAGCCACCCATGATACTTTTCTGACAAGTCTGCGAACATCTTTGTCAGTAACTTTCTTCATCGCAATGATAGATTCTTTGATAGAATACTCTTCTTCAAATCCATCTAAAGGAGCTGGAGTATTTGTAGCCCATGTGGCAGTACCGCCCGCCTTTGGCTCCACAGAATTGGGAAGTCCCATGAAGGCATAGTATTTGTTTACTGTAGATCCGACCCCAACAAAACTTTGTACAAAAGTCTCGGCGTTCAGAATCCTAAACTGTTCGGATATAATAGCAGGCATTTTAAAAAAACTAGTCTTTAGGTTTATTTAGTGGTTAAGTTAGTGGTTTCTTTCTGGACACCACCGCAGCAGTGGATAATCCAACATTTCCGTTCATAGTATTGACAAGGAAGTTAGTAGGATTACCAGCACCACGATTCTGATATCCTAGTAATTTACCCCAACTATATTTACCCCAGAAGGTATCAGTAGTTGCGGTTGTGCCAACACCAACTTGAATTGTATTGTTTCCGTAAGGAGTAGGACCTGGCTGGAAAGCACATGTGACTGTAACTAATCCAGAAATTGCATCTCCTGTTGTGATTTGTTCAACTCTGAATACACCACCAAGATAATCTCCAGCAGTGACCATACCAACAACTTCGTTTGCACCACTAGATGTAGTAATACCAGTCAGTGCGTGACCAACAACTAATGAACTATCGTAGATGGTGAAGAAATCACCTTTTTGTAGTCCAGAATATTCAACACCAAGAGAATTTAGTGAAGAATAACCATATCCCAAATTAGTATTATCGTTGAACTGAGACTTAAGAGTAAAAGCCAATCTTGGTAATACGTTTGCAGATCCTGGCAACCATGTATTTATTCCTACAATGTCACCAAAGTCGCCTTCTGCATCAACAGAGAATAAATCTTCTCTCTTCGTTGCATCAGATTCCACAATCACAGGTGGACTACTTCCAACTCTGTAACCAAATCCACCATTAGTAATATTGATAGATGTAATTACACCAGAAGTTACTGATGCGGTTGCAGTTGCTCTGTTGATAACTGGATCTGCATAGAAGTTTGTAGTTCCAGAACCAACAGCAATAACTCTTGTACTTGCAAATTCACCATAAGGTGTTTGAACAAGATCACGAATTTCATTACTATGAGCAACAGGTCTCTTGTTCCAGTTTGCAAGGTCAAAGGAGTAGTAAAGATCACCAACTGTGGAAATACCAACGTAGAAATTATCAACGAATTTAATTTTAGCGAAGTCAAACGTTGCAGGGCTAACTGTTCCAGCAGGCAACTGTTGACTCCAAGGTTGCCAGAAGTTTTTGTCAGTTGAAATACCAATAGTACCACTGTCACCCACAACAATAAATCTATTACCATCATAGATGATGTCATTTAAGTCAAAGACAGTATTACTTGTCTTATCTGCCCATCCAGTTCCATCATTAGATGCAAGAATTACACCACCATTACCAACGGCAATGTATTCTGACTGTCCATAACAAACTGCATTTAGATTTTGTAATGTTCCTGAGAATTGACTGAACGCTTCACCAGTTGTAAGACCAACTGCACTAAAGATAGTTCCAGCAGCACCAACAGCAACCCATGTATTCCTAGTTCCTTCCCAGATAACATCATTGAAATGTCCAGTGTAAGTACTATCGAATGTACTTACTTGGTTAATTGCAGGGATTTGTCTTTGTTCTTTTAGATCAATAGGAGTCCATGTACTAATACTGTTACCAATCGCAACTGCTCTAGCCATGGATGCAAATTCACCCACTGCCATGACATGAACATCAGCAGTTCCACTATTTCCAACACCAACACCGTTGAATGTAATAGTTCCACCAAATCCGATTCTACCTCTTTCCCAGAATGTTCCACTCTTAGTGTTGATGTAGAAACTACTTGAACCAACAGCAACGTATGGATCTTCTTTAGTGATTGCTCTAAATTCAATAGATGATGTGATACCACTGATCGCATCAAACTCCCACGCAGAAATAGGATCTTTACGTTCAATCAATGCACTAGAAATTGCAACAGTTGGATTTGAAATTGTATATCCTGTACCACCATAACCAATAGTTAGAGCGGAAATACTAGAGGATGTAGAAACAACAGATGTAACAACGCCTGGTGCAATTTCATTATCTTCAAATATCTGAACATTTCTTTCAGCCTGTACTAACAAGTCAATCGCATTGAACACAGGGAAAGCATTGTTCACATAAATCGAATCATCCAGTTCACCAACATTTCTAATAATTCTAGTTGTAGGAAGAACCTTACTCTTCAAGCCTGGTCTTGCTTTGGAGATTAGAACACCAGAAAGAATCTGGTCTTGTCTTTGTTTCTCCCAAGATAGTGGTCTTTCAGCAGCAGTGTTAGTGTCAATACCAATACTATTGTAAGAGAATGTTTCAAGAACATCAGAAGCAACGATTCTCTTACCTGTTCTTTCAAACTGATCAATGTCAGCAGGGTTGATTCTATTCTCTTTAATTTGAACAATATCACCAGCCTTAACAGATGCAACTGGTTCAACAGTCTCAACGTCTCTCTTAGATCCTCTGAAGTAGAATACAGAACACTTAGAATCTTTTTTTGGTGCTTCAGTGAAGATGACTCTACTACCTTTAAAGGTGTAAGAAGATTGTGGAGTCTGTAAGATATCATTAATGTAGATAAAGATATTATTTGTAATATCCATATCACTACCAGGCAGAGTCTTAAGACTTAAGATCTCAGTAACACCGCTAGTTGTCACAGATAAAGTAAACTTCTTACGATTACCATTGAAGAACTCAGAAATATCATCAAACAGAATGAACTGGCCTGGATAGAATCCAGAGAATGTATCATTTTCAAGTTCTTGAACTGTTAATTGGAATTCAGTTAGAACACCAACTCTGGGGTTCGTCATGATACCAGAAACAGTTAGAACTTCATCAACCTTATATGCTGTTCCTTCTTCGATAAGATCAAATTCACCAATGTTTCCATCCACATTGACACGGAAGTTGACAACTGCATTTGTTCCGATTCCAGTTGATCCAGAAATGTATTCTAGGTCTCTGTTAAAGTATCCATCTGGTTCTGTGATATCAAGGAATACTGGTTTATCAATTCTACCACCTCTCTTGAAGAGTGCGATTTCAGTTGTAAGTCCAGCATTGACTCTAAACTTACCAGCATCAATTTTTTCGATAACATCAAATCCAGAGAACCCAATTTCATTAGAAGCAGCGATTCTCTTACCCTGTTGTGAGATACCGCCTCTTGCATAGATGTGATCTACTGTAGAGATACCTACATTAACAACATAAGTGTGATCATCAATGACCTTATCAACAAATGTACCACCAGATGCAAAGTCCTCACCACTAGGAGAGTTATTTCTAAGTCTAGGTGCAAGTATAGCACCTTGGATTGTACCGCCACCATTATAGAAACTAGGTGTTGTTGAAGGTCCTACTTGAATCTCAATATTATTATTGTCAATAACTCTATTAACAAGAGAACCATTGTAGTAAGGATCTCCACCTTTAGGATATACATGTGCTGTTGCATAGTTATCCTTGGAGCATGTGAAGTATATTGATTCATTCTTCAACTTAACATTTCTAGGAACACCAGCTGCGGTTGTAATGCCATGAGCAGTGGGTAAGAACATAGTCATGATACCCACCACATCATTGTAATCTGCATGATTAATGTTATACTCTACTCTAGTAGAAACACCAACATTTACAGTTACGTTGTTAGAAGTTACGGCAGTAGGATACAGTGATGTATTGTGTGCAGGGTCAGTAGTTCTAGGATAAGCATGTTCAGTAGAGTTTTGATCCATTGTACATGTGTACACAAACCCATTTGTTACCAAACCTACAGCAGTTGTAGTTGATAATCCATGAGATGAATCAGTCGTCATAGTTACCAATCCACTATTAGGATCGTAGGTGGCATTGGTTACATTGAACTTGACTCTTGATGTAATACCAACATTCATTGTAAATGTATCAAGAGTTGTAGAAACAATACCAACTTCTACATCGTGAATAGGATCGGTAGTTCTAGGATATGTGTGATCAGTTGCATAGTTGTCCTGAGCGCATCTCCATGTGTATGAATTGGTTGCAAGACCAACTGTGTCTCTTGCAATCAACATTGAATCCAAATCAGCGTTCTCAAATGTGTGGATATAATTACCACCACTGATAACAGAACTAGATGCAGCAGAGACAAAGATATGTTCTGATTGGTTGGATGACTTACCTACATCCAGTGTAATAGTAGTATCTGTTGTAGAAGTAATCTTAACAGAAGTATTGTAAGCAGGGTCTGGACCAGATATGCCACTTGCCCTTGGGTAGAAGTGATTTGTCGCATGATTATCTAAGGCACAAGTGAATTTGAATCCCCTTGTTTTAAGTTTTACACCAGTTCCTTTCTTAAGAGTATGAGAACCAATGTCTATAGTCATCAATCCAGTGAAAGGATCATAAGAACCAGCTGTAGGATTATGAGTTACTAAAGGTGATGTTCCAACATTGACACTAAACTGATTAGTAGAAATACCAGTTACAGATAACCACTGTTGATCTGATGGATCTTTTGCTCTTGGATAACTCTTAATAGATTTCCTCTGATCCATCATACATCTGAATCTGATAGAGTCTCTCTTGAAGTTTACTCTATTACCAGTAATCATTCCATGAGGTTCATTAGTGGTGACTGTCATAATACCACTGCCAGCATCATAAGTTGCAAACTGGATTGTCTTATCGTCGTATGCACCATTAAGACCATGAATGTTGGAGAACACAGTCATAATACCTGTGGTAGGTGTATATGCAGCAGTAGCAATACCGTAGTTTACGATTGTAGAAACACCAACATTAATTGTAAGTGTGGTCGCTGAAGTAGAACCAATACCCACAGAAACATTACTACCAATAGGATCATAGGAACGAGGATATGCGTGTTCTGTAGCATGATCATCTCTGGCACATGTGAATACAATAGAACCTGTATTGATACCAACAGTGTCTCTAGCCTTCTTAAGACCACCAGCAGTTGCAGATACAAATGTGTGGTTTCCACCAAGAGTTGCAATACCAACATAAACAGAAAATGTGTTTACACCAACGTTATAAATTGGCAACCACTTATTAAGATATGGATCGGAATATCTTGGATATGCCTTAGTAGCAACATCACCATCAAGATCACATGTAAATGAGATAGAACCCAAATCAAACTTAACATATTCACCAGCAACAAAACCATGATTTGCAATGGTTGGTTCTAGTACACCAGTACTAGTATTATACGTTGCCGTCGAAATTGTGTGAGATGACTCATTGATGTAAGAATGTCCAGCACCCACTGTCATTGTCAACTCACCTGTTGCAGGGTTGTAGACTGATGTGGAGATACCACGTTCTCTGATTGTAGATACACCAACTCTTATCTCAAAGGTATTAGTTGTAGCAGAAACAATACCTACATTGAGATTATGAATCGGATCTGTAGGACGAGGATATGCGTGAACAGTTGCATAGTTATCCTTAGCACACTTGAATGATAATCCACCAGTCACAATACCAACTTTTTGGGTTGGTCTTTGAACTGCACCAGCTGTGGAATTTTGATACCAATATGGAGTGTAGTCTCCACCACCAGTAATCACTGCATCTGTACCAACACCAATTAATCTGTATGGATACGCACCACCAGAAATAACTGCCTCTACAGCAACACCCTGATTAGGAACAAAGGAATAGATCTGTGATGATGTTGTAGGTCCTACGTTTACAGTAAAGAGTGTTCCAGCAGCACCAACTATATCTACAGTTTTTTCATAATATGGGTCTTGTGGTCTAGGATAGAAGTGATTTGTTTGGAAACCATCCTGTTCACATTTGAATACGATAGATCCAGGCTTAAACTTGATTGCTTCACCAACTTGGAAGTTATGAAGTCTGTCTAGAGAGACAGTCATAATACCAGTCTGCGGTGTATATGCAGCAAATCTAATATTGTACTTGACCTCTGTTGTTATACCAACCTGAGTTGTAATTGTAGTTCCAGCAGTGCTAACAATAGGAACCGCAGTCTCATAAACAGGATCTTTAGATCTTGGATAGTATTTGGTGCGAACATAACTGTCAGCCTCACAAGCAAATCCCAATGATTCTGGTCTGAATTTGAAACTTTGTCCCGCTCTTAGATCATGAGTTCCAATACTCACGGTCATGATACCTGTAGAGGGTGTGTAGTCCGCCCCAGACACGGTGTAATCTACTCTGGTAGTAATACCAGCAAAGACCTCAAATGTGTTTGTAGAGACGTTACTGATAGGAACCCAAGTATTGCTTAGAGTATCTGTAGTTCTTGGATAATATTTTGTTGTTGTAAATCCATCAAGTGAACACTTCCAACCAATAGAATTATCTGCAATTAAAACTTGATCACCATTTGAGAATCCATGATTAGGAACAGTGATGGTCAAGATACCCACTATAGGGTTATAGTTAGCAGTTGTGATTGAATGTTGACTGGGTCCTGATAATCCATGACCAGGCACTGTCAGAACTAATGAACCAGTGCTAGGAGTATAGTCTGCATTAGTGGGAGTGAATGATCCTCCGCCAGGAATAGTAATTGCATCAGCAACAGCACTATCAAAGGTGTGTGCATAATCTCCACCAGTCTTGATAGTCTTATCATCAGAACTTACATATGTGTGTGCATAATCACCGCCTGCAAAGGTCGATGTTGCAGTTGCACCGATGAAGGAATGTGCAAAAGGTCCTCCAGTAAGTAATGCACCATCCACTGCACGAATAAAGGTATGATCATAGTCACCACCATAAACTAAAGCACCATTGATTGCTTCTGAGAATTGATGAGTGTATTGATCTTTAGGAGGTGCAGCACCAACATCTATTGCAAGTGCAGTACCAGCATAACCTGTGATAGGTAGAGATGTATCGTATGCAGTAGATCTACTTCTTGGATAGTAATGGAATCTAGCACCATTGTCTATTGAACATGTAAATGCAAGACCAGATAATATAACATCCTTGCCTACCTTATATCCATGAGGAGCAATAGTAGTAACAGTCATGATTCCTGTTACGTTGTTATACTGAGCAGTTCCAACACCTAATGCAGGGTCATAGTCACAAGTAAATCCAATACCAGAAAGTATTACACAATCATCTTCTGTAAGGTTGTGTCTATCTCTTGTAAAGATAGTTGCAATACCAGATGTTTCATCATACTCAACGCCACCAACACGAACAGATGGAGCACTTGTAAATGTGACTGCAATACCAGTTACGTTGACAAAATCATCAGTCTCCAATCCATGACCTTCGTAAGGTATGAATGAACCAATACCAGCACCAACATTTGCAGTATGAATACCAGTAGTTGTCATTGCAGCACCGATATTAACGGTGAAGTTTAAGTCACTTGCAACACCAACAACACCAAAGTATCTGTTTGCATTTGATGGGAATATAATATCACCAATACCTGTGCTAAATGCAATACCAGATAACTTAACAACGTTTGAAGTTGTCAATCCATGAGCAGACGATGAAGTAATTGTTGCAATACCAGAAACTGCATCATACTCCAACGCATTTATATTTTTCTCGTCACCACTCTTATTACCATACGCAGTAACAGTTGTAATTCCATTTACAGGTGTACCATCAAGGAATCCAACAGTCTTAGGAGTAAAGAATCCTGTTCCACCTTCAACAATAGTAAAGTTTGTAACGATACCAGCTTCGGCTCTGTTTACAACACCACCACCCACATAATTATGTTCAAATGTGGAGACACCAACAAATGCTCTGAATGTGTTTGTAGTGTGACCACTAAGAACATCAAAACCAATGACGTTTCTACCTTCCATGATTGCGGTATCAACGCCTGCTTGCACCAGTCCCCCGCTAACATAGGTTAATGGTTGCGTACTAACACCGCAATCTACTAATACATTGAGACTGTCAATTACTTCTACAATAGGATATGCGTCTTCTCTAAACAGATATGTGGTTATGCCGTTTGTAACTTGAACTTGTTTTACAACTAAACTTCTACTTCTGTTAGTTGCAGTTCCAATGTAGTGACCACCTGATACACCAATAGTTGCAATACCAGTAATATAATCATACCCAAATGTATTGATATTTCTGTTTGGAGAAACAGGAGTGAATGTAAATCCAGCGCCTGTAATTCTGACTAAATCGTTTTCAACAAATCCATGAGACGTGCCACCAGTAACAAATGTACAGACACCTGTAATGTGGTTATAATCCGCCGTGGAGATGGCAACTGCTGAACCAGCAGATGTACCCATCTGTGCAGAAATACTCGCACCATAACCCTGTGAAGACCTTACAGTGACCTCTGGTGGGTTTCTATATCCTTGTCCCTTTCCTTCTAGTTGAATAAACTGAAGACTGCCTGTTGATCCAACACCAACTCTTGCTGCAGCTTTGAGGGGTAAGTAATATCCAGCACCAGTCTGTAATCCAACTTTATTAATTCTTCCAGCTCTAGGAACTCCACTCAGGAAGTTAATCTTATTATCTGCATTATCAACAATCTCAAAGTCAAGACCAGGCGTTTGAACAACATTGTTGATTAAAATAAACGGATTGTTATTAATGTCTACACCTGTGTTGACACTGTTGTAGAGAGCAGTAACTACACCAAGGTTTTCTGATAAGTCAAACTGTGTGCCTGCAACACCTGTAAATTCTAGTGCAATATCATCAAGAATTACGTTCTTATCTTTAGGATCAAATGGGTCTAGTTTTCTAGAGAATAATCTACCAGCAAAAGAAGAACTTGTTTGTAATCCAGTAGGTCCTGCTTTACCATACGGTGCATCAGTAAAGAAGATATTATCATCAATAATATTATAATCACCAGTATATACTGAGTACGCAGTTCCTACACTATGACTTGTAGAAATAGTACCAAAAGCACCTCTTTCTACAACAACTTGAGATTGTGTAGATGTACTGAATACAGGATAATACCCCGCTCCAGTGTTAAAGACAATAACTTCCGATATTGTTCCTAGACCACTAATTACAGGAAAGAAAACACCCTCAGTTAAAGGTGTAGTTGTTCCTTCAATTATGATCTTTGGAGGATCGGTTTTGGCATACCCCGAGCCACCGTCTAAAACCTCAACATTAACTACTCCATATACTGAGTTAAAAGACGGTCTTAGTAGAGCTCCTGATCCTGGCGTAACTCTTGTTGACATTTACTCGTCTTCCTCAAATAATGTTAATAGAACTGCTGCAATAGACTCTGGTAACACCAGTACTATCACGCACTATACTAAAGGTTAGAATATCATCATTGGCCGTTGCAGGCGGTGGGTTTCCACCAACCCATTTGATACCGTTTGCAATAGATGCTCCATTCACTGTACAGGAATCTCCGTATGTGTATCCGATTCCAGAATTATTAATCAGTGTAACTGTTGTTGCCTTACTGTTATCAGGGTTGACATTGGTGAAGTTCCAAGAAGTAACAGATGTAGTTATACCACCCAGAACAACTGTTCCTTGTGATAAGTCAAATGTGAACGTACCGCCTGCACTTACAGTCAACTGATCACTAAAGTTTCCTACAACTTTCTCTGTAATATCAGAGTTAAAGTTGACTTGATCCATTAATGTACTTGCACCACTTACTTGGATATCTCCTCGCACATCCAATCTACATCTAGGAGCAGTAGAACCAATACCAGTGTAGGCTTCGTTAGTAACTACAAAAGACTTGTTATCTGATATTGCTGCATCGGAAACTCGTAATCCTTGACCATTACCTTTAGCAACTGCCCAAATAGTTGGTCTTTCATTTGAGAATGATGCAACTTCTAATTGTGAAGTAGGTAACGATGTTCCAATGCCGACCATACCGTCTGCTTTGATTCGGAACATTGTTGTTGCAGTTCCAACCTCAATAGGACCATCTGCAATCGCACCAGGCTGTTGAATAGTAATCTTACCAACATCTGCATAACTTGTTGTAACAACACCAGATGTATTGATGTCAATGTTATCTGTAACACTCGCTGCAAGACCAGCAAGAACTGATGTAGATGCAATACCACAGTTGGTAGAATATCCAGCAGTGCTAGCGAAAGAAACAAAACTTACAAGGTTAGATCCGTCTCCGAAAATATCGTAGATTTCGTTGAAGTTATTATTAATCTTAATAGTCCCTGCCAATAGGGTATCGCCAGTCCCATCATTGGGAGCCGAACCAGTACTAATCCCTTGTTTAGACATTACTTAAAAACGTTTTTCTTTATTTATAGTTAATATGGAGGGTTATCATCGTGAGTAGCAGTTGTTGTATCCATTCGAGTCACAGTTGAGTTAACTCTGTTAGTGTCATAATAGAAATCAGTAGCTACTGTACTGTTTGCAATAGCGAATCTTGCCTGTACGAATGTGGTGTCTCCAATCTGATTAATCTTAACTAATTCATCATCCATTTTGATGATGTCACCCTTAGAAAGAGAACCAATACCAGCACCGATTGCAATGCCCTGATCACTTGGTCCAACTGGGTCGGAGACCTCAACACCTAACTTCTTATTCTTGATAGGTGTCTGAATAATATTATCAATCATAATCAAGGCCTGCTTGTTAGGATCTGCAACCTTGAGAAGGTGAGTTCCTGTTCCTAGACCTGTAAATTGGAATGGTAATGATGTAGATAATCCAGAAATTCTAAACTTAACATCATCAACCTTCTGAACAAACAATTCATTAGGCATCACATCAGTTCCAAGTTCAACTGGACTTAAGAAAATATTGTCAGTAGGTGTAGAACCACCAACATATGTGCCAGCAATAGAGATGACGTTAGTAGAGGCATAACCAGTACCACCACTTACGACTTGAACATCAGTAACATCCAAGTTACCATCTCTGGTAATATTGAACACCGCACCAGAACCAGATCCATTATTTGTCGATGGAACATTAAGATACGATGTCTGAACACCTGTTCTTGTACCAGTAACTTTCGTAACTGGGAATGTAAGATCATTAGCAGGAGTTGCACCACCCAAATGAGTTCCAGCAATACTTACATTATCTCCAACAAAGTATCCAGCACCACCAATAGTCAGAGTAACTGCTGTAGATATACACTGTCCAGTAGTTTGATCAAAGTCAAACTTGACTTGGAATCTAGCACCTGTACCTCTGGTGGAGATGCCAGGTAATCCACCATCAGGATTTCCAAATCCATAGATTCTAAATTGATCGCCTGGTGGATTAGCAGTAACTGCTGTTCCTGTAACAGGACCTGGAATCTGAACATTATATCCATTCTCAAACATTGCACTACCACCAATACCAGATGATCTTGCCGCCATGATGATATCTTTAGTTCCTGTGGTATGAGATGTGGTTGCAATACCAATCTTAGAACCACCTTGAGTGTCAAGAATTACAGTCTGTCCAGTCTGGAAGTTGTGATTCTGAATACTAATGATATTCAATGCAAGATCAACGTTAGCAGTTGATGCAGCATTATATGACTTCTTAAATACAGGTTCACCACCCACAGAAAGTGAGAACTGTTTACTACCAACAAGTGTTCCTGTTCTGTCATGAGCACCGTTGAAACCAGAGGAGATATCATCCAAGTTCAAGACTTTGTTAGTCTTGTTCAAGATGAAACTCTTAATTGGTCTACCTTCTGGGAAGAAGATTCTCTGTACAGAACCATTAGGTAACTGATCATCTTCAGTAACCATGGCAAAGTTATCTCTCTTACCCAAATACATTTCATTGTCAATGTTTAAGATAAGATCAACTTTGGTATCAACTGCCTTGACCTTCATGTTGTTGGACTTAGCGATACCAACATTTACAAGATCGAGTTCAGCTGCATCTTTCTTGGAAT